TTAGCTTAATTTTTCAAAATGGTTATCTTCAATACTATTTTTTAGATTAATTTCACGCATCTTCTCTTTATCTAAACTATAATGTTTCATTGAAAGTAAAGAAAGTAACCATCCCCCTATTGGTATGATACAATAGCATAAAATCGCCACCATTTTTAACGAGTTAGTTAGCTTATCTTCTATTTGTGGTAAGGCATTTCGAAAGCCAATCATAGCAACCACAAGTCCTACAAAAGCAGTCCCAAAAGCAGAAACAACTTGGTCAATTAACGAAAATAGTGCTCCCATGATACCAGGAATATAATTCCCGCTACGATACACCTCATAATCAGAGCAATCTGCTATCATTGGTACGACAATATTATTGCTTACTGTCTTACAACCATTTAATAAGATAAAGATTCCAAAAAATAAGAGTGAAATCATATTCCATTTTGTTAAACCAATTTGAGTTAAATTACCAAATAATAATAAGAATGTCATAATGATTTGAAAACAAATCGCTAACCATGTAAAAGATTCAAAGGCCTTCTTCTGTCCTAAACGCTGAGCCACCATAACACCAATTGACACAACGAGTAAATTTGGAATGGCGGTTACTAAACCAATCTGACCTGACAATTCATAGTTTTTCATCATGATTCCAAAAATTATAACACCAACTGTTATATTACTGTAAACCATAGAGGTGAATTTATTCACTGAAGCAGCCGTTACTAACATTCTGATTGGCTTATTATGTTTCATGATGCTAACATAATCTTTCATATTAATCTTTGTGACTTGATCAGAACTTCCATAGTATTCTTTTCTATCTTTACTCCATATTCCAATTACTGCACAAATCGTACAAATTCCACCGATTAGTACAATCCAGAGCGTTAATTCTTGATATAACTTAGGATTTTTAAACCCGCCATACTTCTTCGCAAGAAATGTTTGCGCATAGAGGGCCGTTCCGCCGTAGCTTGCAGTAATAAAAAGAGAGTCAAAATAGGTGGATAAAGGTCTCATCTTCGGATTATTCGTCATTACTGTCTGGCCTGCTTTTGCTACCAGCATCTGAAATGTGTAACCAAAAACAAAGATAATATAAATTAAGACAAAGATCGGTAACCTGATAGCTTTTGGTATTGTGTAAGAACAATAGTATAATAACAAAGAGCTAATCGCCATTAATGCATTCCCAAGCACCATAAAAGGTCTAAATTTTCCGTATTTTCCTTCCGTTCTGTCTACGACATAACCGATAAATGGATCAATCAGTCCGTCAAAGACTCTAAGTGCTGTTAATACAACTGATGTTAATACGACCGAAAATCCTATAATACCATTCACAAAATATGCGGTATATTCCATTAAAGCCAAATATAATGTGGAAGCTGCTGTATTAAGAGAAAACAGTGCAATCAGAAAAGCACTTGCATTATTATAACGTGGATCTAATTTTTTTGTACTAAATATCATATAGCCCTCACAACTAGAATTTATTTAAATGACCTATCATCGAAAGCCAATGGAATTGTAATCACATTATTTCAACCAATGGTAACATACTTTGCAATAACATGTCAAATTCTTCCTCACTTTCTATACTATCCAATATTTCTTTGGAACATACATCTCATAATTTCTTAATTTACTCATATATTTTTTTGAAGAGGATTTGGAGTGAATGCAATGCTATTCCATACAAGATCCATACAAGATACCTTAAAAGCTCTCAAAGTTAATGCTTCAACTGGGCTTAGCACAAAAGAGGCACAAAAACGGCAACAGGAATACGGCAAAAATCAACTGGAGGCAAAAAAGGGAAAAAGCATTCTCTCCCGCTTCCTTTCGCAATTTAAGGATTTTATGATTATAGTATTAATCGCTGCGGCTGTCGTATCCTTTTTTATCTCCCTGCTAAAGGGTCATGCAGATTACATAGACCCCATCATAATTTTCGCCATAATATTTTTAAATGCAATCTTGGGAGTTATACAAGAAGAAAAGGCTGAAAAATCACTCGAAGCACTTAAGAAAATGTCAGCACCAACCGCAGAAGTATTACGTGATAGTAAACGAATCACACTTCCCTCCACGGAACTTGTACCGGGAGACATTATTTACTTAGAAACAGGACACTACATACCAGCAGATGCACGCCTCATTACTAGCATTAATCTTCGCGTTGATGAGTCTGCGCTTACTGGAGAGTCACATCCAGTTGAAAAAGATGCCAATGTAATTCTAAAAGAAAACACGATGCTAGGAGATAGAAAGAACCTAGTGCCTGCAACCGGTGTAATCACCTTTGGTCGTGGGATTGCGGTTGTTACTGCAATTGGTATGGGTACTGAAGTTGGTACAATTGCGCGAATGATAATGGAAGATGAGACTCCAGAAACACCACTCCAAAAACGTCTTGAAAAGACTGGGAAAGCTCTAGGTATTGCAGCTTTAGGTATTTGTATCGCTATATTTTTACTTGGTACCTTACAAGGACGTGAATTATTTGATATGTTTATGACTAGCGTAAGTTTAGCAGTCGCCGCAATTCCAGAAGGGCTACCAAGAGTAGTATAGTATAAAGTGCTTGGGTAATGGGCACTTTTTTATTGCCTAATCATATCTAAAATGTTACTATATGACCATAATATGGAACCGGAGGTGGCTATGAAATACGGTATTAGAAAACCAAGTTTAAAAAAGAGTTTTAAAGCTCGCACAACTGGAAAAGCAAAACGAAAGATAAAGAAAGCTCTTATACCTGGATACGGTAAGAAGGGTATGGGATGGTTAAAGAATCCAAAGAAAGCAGCATATAATAAAGTTTATAATAAAACAAGTGTTAGTCTGTCTTCTATATTAAAAAACTTGTTCAAATAAAATAAGGCCCCTCAGCATAACCGAGGGGCTATTTTTTATATTCCGAGCAAACCTAGTATTTCATGTGCTCTTTTATCTGTTGCAGGTCCATAGATACCGTCTGGTGTAACTCCGATTAGTTGCTGCAGCTTCTTAACATCATCCCCACGCATGTATGGAGTGGTAAGCTTAAGCTGACGTTTTTCTTGCTCTGTATAAGTAATCCATGGGAGCTTACCATGCTTACACCACTTGCCTTGATAGCTTAATTTTGTAACGCCAACCTTATTAAGACTAGGTGCACACTCGATACACTCACCATTTCCAAGGTAAAGACCAACGTGTCCATCAAACCAGATCAATTCCATTGGCTTAATATTAGACATATCCGTACTTACATCTTCGCATAAATTAATAAGACCGTTCGCATTAGTATCTGGGACAGTATTAGAGTTGTAAACACCTTGCTTTCCATTAAACAAACCCCATAAAATCGCTTTAATTAGGTTGGAACAGTCGAAGGCATAGTAACCTTTGCCTACTAACTTTTTAAGCTCATTAATACGTGATGGTGTGTACCATGAAGGTAGTTGCTTAGCTTTCTGGTCGATAAATGCATCTGTAACTAGCTGTCCTGTTCCGCCGAGCGCATAACAGGTCTTGTGGTTATTTACGATGTCTAATACTTTCGCTTGCAGTTCCTGATCAGTCATAAGTTTTTTATATTCAGCCATTACTATTCATCCTCCTTCTTATCATGGTTTCCTACTTGAATTAATGCATCTTTTAATTTTTCTGGTACCGGCAAACCGATAACCGAAATATTTTCTAATATACTTACACCTTCATTATAGATATAGAAAGAAATAACAGCAAGTCTTATGGCGCTTCCGGTCTTAATTACATAAATATCTAATATATTGCTAATACCAACTAAACAGAAAATAATAACTTTCTTGAATATTCCCCTAAATCCTACCTTGCTTGATAGCTTTTTCTCAATAATCGCTACCATTACCCCGGTAAGATAATCCACGACAACAAACCAAATGAGTGCTGTCATAAAACCGTCTACACCACCAAGAAACCATCCTAAAAACGCTCCAAGCAAAGATATAATATATTGTAAGCCTGTAATAAACTTCTCCATTCTTCCTCTTTCCGCATACAAAAAAGAGCGCCTAAGCGCTCTATGTATGCAATGATTATTCTAATCCTACTTGATCCATCTTATCTACTAACTCCTGGTACTGCTCTGCTGTAATTCTGTTGTTCATTACATAGAGGTCCATAAGAGAAAGCATTTGTTCTCTTGTTTTCTTCTGATTTGTGATTACTATCATACAGTTATTAAATGTATTCATAGTCTTTCTCCATTCTATGCTAGACCAAGTTCGAGTAATGATAAACGTTCATCTATCTCCAACTCGGATTCTGCCTTGTTCAATAGCATTGCATCAAAACGTTTATTAATCTCACTAATATCTTCTGGTGCGTTCGCCCAATTTGGATTTAAAACAAATTCTCCATCGATATAGAAATACTTATTGGGTATTACATCGATTGGAACATCGTCAACATCGGTTACAGTAAACCAATTATCGATGTAATATATATTACCAACTTTCCATTTTTCTTCACCTTCGAAAGTTCCAAATGTAATTTCTGTACTTATAGCTATAATTAGTTTCCTTGAATCTAATAATAATTTCACTATTCTCCCTCCAATACTGCGCATATGGGTGATTGGTTGCTATTTGCCGGTAAGTTTGTATAGTTTAAATCAGCTCCTGTCGTGGTATAAATACAATTTGAAACTGTGCTATTGTTACCAACTTGATACATCCTACCTGATTCATCATCAACGATATAATCATCAATTCTATGATTTATTCCGTCTGCATAAAGATCTAAATTCCAAGTAATTGCATCTGATGACCTCCAAATAGTGCCAACTCCATTCATTGCCACAAACCTGCCTTGTAGAATATTGAGATACCAAGGAGTACTGATACCCTTTGTAGTTAGCATGGTCCATGTTGTTCCATCTTGTGATCTGTGTATACAATTACCTGTTGAATTTTTACACGCATAATAATATCCGTTAAAAAAGCATATATCAGTAAAATAATTGTCAGAATAGGTACTTGTTACTTTTACATAATTTATTCCATCAGTAGACTTGAATATTGTTTCATCACTTGTTCCCAAGGCAAAAAATACACCATTAATACACCTTAATTTATTTACTATTGTTAGTACGCCAGTTTGTACTAACGAACTCTTTGTAAAGTTTATTCCATCGTAGGAATACAGGACTCCTTGGTTTTCATCAAACAGTACAAGTATATTTCCATTTGTAGCCATTGTCTTATTATTGCTCTTTTGCCCATTACTAGTATTTGCATACACCTGCGTCCAAGTTACACAGTCTTTAGATGAATAGATAGAATAAGAGTTATCATAAATGTAAAACTTACCTTTGAAAAAAGTTCCACCAAATGCCCTTAGATAACTGGTTGGTACAAAATTGGAAACAGTAAAATTTATTCCGTCTTCACTATAAGCAATTTGGGCATATCCATAACCTACTAATACTTTTTTTCCGTTACTCCAAAATTTTATTGCACCTTTATATCCATTTTTTAGCTTTGTTGTACCAATAAACCCTTTTGGTAATTTTGTTAATTGCTTAAATCCTGCCATACAATCCCTCCTTATGTTGTAAAGTAAATCGTATTGGCATCCTTAGTAGATAAAGCATCGTAGGCGGCTTGAGTAAGTACTAGAAAGTGCAAATCATCTACAGTATGTGCGTTACCACCATTAGCAGGTAGTTTTTCAGGAAGCCCTGTAATCATTTTTGCATCATGTGTCTCTGGGTGTGCATAAACTGTATCGGTGAACTTTGCATTTGATGGAACGTCTGATTTTACTGTGTGATTATTAACAGTATCAGCATTTCCACCATTAGCCGGCAAACTTTCTGGTAAGTCTGTGATATCACTGGCCTTATGCTTATGTTCTTCTATTTTATCCATGTTGTCATTGAAGTCTTTTATATTATAAAAGTCCGTTGGTTCCGGCTTTTTGAGATTTAGCTTTTCTGTATATTTTGCCATTATAGATTTTCCTCCTCTCTAATCTGACCATATGTGTAAGCAGACAATTGATTGTGTGTGAAACCGCCCACCATATTATGAGTGTTATATAATAAGGAAATTGATAAGATTAAATTGCAAGGAGTAATCCTGTCCAGGAGTTCTGCAACAGCGCTGAAGTTTTTCTTTGCCGACTGTGCAATCCTTACATTTAAAATATATTTAGCTTTATCCATGACAATTGAATATCCATCTTTACCGCATAAGTCTGCAAGCCGTTCCTCCAAGCTTCGATACGTGTAAGGCAATTGCTCGTTCACTCTGGCCAGAATCCTAAAATTACGTTCCTGAAGTGTGTCTGTATCCAACGGTTTGATAGCAAGCATCGTTTCCCATCGAGAGCAACCGTAATTATCCAAGTAGCCAATAAATTGATTGTTTAATGCAAGGCCAAGCGAAACTGAAAGATTATCTATTTCTGGATTTTCTACAGTTGTTATTGCCTTAAACTCACGCACTTCTTGGAGCACTCCTGGTACATAGCTGATAAGATTAGCTGCCATTTAAAGACCCCCTAACCGGTATTGCGTTTTTATCAAGCTCAATGTTAACAGCACTACCATTCAACATCGTACCAGTGACATCAACTATTCCTGGAATGCCTAGTAGGGCAACATCGATACGGCTAATTCTCACTACCAATCCGGAGCTGCCCTCATCCTGCCAGCTCTTGGCTAAGTCTTTGAAATAGCCATCGATTGCCGAAGCAATATAGCTTTTTACGTCCTCATAGGTATATCCGCTTTGGTAAGTAATTGTGGTTGTAATATTAATAACTGTTTCGTCCGCACCGGTGACATGAACAAAATGCCATAGAGGAGCTAGTCCTAAACCATCACCGCCATTTGTAATCGGATCTATGGTAGACTGAACACTATCTACTAAAGTTGCGCTAGGCTTTGCATGATCGGAGTTAAGTATCACTAGCTTAACATTTCCTCCGCTTTCTTCTCCTGAAACATTAGTTGCACGATATATTTTTACAGCCCCTACACCATCAAGACTCAATACCTTTGCTTTATAATCCGCACGATTACCACCAAATGCCTGAGCATCTAAGCTGTCAAAGTATCGTTTTCTGAATACTTCTGTATCTTCTTCCTCTTCGCCAGGAATGAGTATTTCGGTGATACTTGCACTTGTCAACCCATCGATGTATTCCACTGGTAACAATACCCCTGTTGAGCTGTTAGGCGAACTTCCAGGAGTCTCACAGGTGAGCTTGAATGCTCCTGCAGATATCTTCTCTGTTGCCCTATAACTAAATTTATCCAGAGTAAATCTAGCGCCGATTGGTATATCAATATTAATTACGCCTTTGACAACTGCATAAGTTGCTTCTTTTGGTGTCAGACCTCTCTCTGCAGCTCTGCGAATAAGGAAGTCTCTCGAAGCAGTATCAGCGAAGGATTCATTCATAATTCCTTCGAGCTCTACATACATCTGCGCTAACTCTGCACATACCGGAGCAACTGCAGTATAAATCATACTACCTTCTCGTTTATCAATTCCGGGTGGAATTCTGGCAAGGGCTCGATTTAAAATTACTTCATATGTCATATCCTCATACATTATTAGATATTCACCTCCTTCTCCTGTTCAATATCACCATAAGCGGTATGAACCGTGAACTTGACCGTCACACTTCCTTTGTTAGATGCAAAACTAAATTCATCCACACCAAGAATACGGTCATCTTGCAGCAATGCTTCTTCAATGCGACCTATTAATGTAGGGTATACATACGCAGGGTCTTTTCCGAAAAGGTCTTCTAGCTCAACGCCGTAATCCCAGCTATAGATAAGATGTTCATAGCGCTCCACACTCAAAGCCATATAAACGGATTGCTTAATCGCCTCCAGTCCATCCACAGTGCCTATAACTTTATTTCTAGATAGTGCAAATGTTTTACTTGGCATTTCTGTGATTTCAAGAGTGGTTATATCAAAATCAATTTGTGGTACCATTAGTTATCCACCACCTTATCTAACAAAAGGTACTGTTGTCCACCTTTTTGCTGTAAGAGTACCACCTTATCATCAATTTGGAGAGCATTTTTAAATGTATAGGTAGTTTCGGCGCCCATGAACTCGACTGTCATCTTATGGTCTGTCAAGTGTTCTGGTACAACTAAAAATCCGCTTGTAAGCACTATTTTTTGGTTGATAGATACTGTAAGCGGATTAATAGATGTGACTTTTCCATATAGGAATTGCGTAGGCTTGGTAGCCTCTACAGCGTCACATGCTGCCTTTTTAATTAACTGCACTAAATTAGCTATTGATAACACCTCCTGTTAACTTCAAGTCCATAAAATGAGCGTCTGCTTCATAAGTATGCTTTGCACTCTCGACAAACATAGGATGAAACTTCTTTTCACCATTAGTATCAAGCATCGGTATAATAATGCTAAACCCTGCTCTTACTCTACTGTCACCAAGACAATTCTTTATCTGTAAAGTGCGTTTCGGCGTATTATGCATACTTAGGAGCTTTTCAACTTTATCCTTAGCTATATTTTGGTTTTGAATCTGCTCGCTGTACTGTAGTACACCCCACTTTTCAATCGTACTACTGTCATAAACCTTGTATACTTCACGGGTTCCCGCTTTATTATTTTCGTATACAAGTTTGATGCTGTTATAAGTGCTCTCATCAATACTTCTCGTAAAGACATAATCCTCTGCAGAAGATTCATCGATTAATATATTTAGAATCAAATCACTAGCTTTTCTTAAACATAGCTTTCCATAATCATCATACATAACATAAAGATCTTTTGTTATTTCTACTGTATGTGCAATTGAGTTGTTAAGCATATCAAATAGTTCTGTATCTACTTCTGCTAATTTAAGCTTAATTCCAGTATCATCAACTGTACCAATCTTTAGCTTAAAATCTGTTGCTATACGCTTTAATAGGTCCCCAGTACTCCAAGCAGTATAAACATAAGTATCTTTGTTTTTTAGGTACCGAAGCTGATCAAATGCAATTATCTCTAGCAAATCGTCTTTTGTTTCCCTGATTGTAAAGATATACCCATAAAATACACCGAGTTCATCGTCAACCAAAGCGATTTGACACCCTTCTTCTATCTTCATTGATTCATCCTTAATGACTGACAGCTTAATTGATCCAGGCGTCGATTTACGTTCCGTGGTCCATACTAGCCCACCACTCACTACGGGGAAATACAGTTTGTTTTTTATTATTAAGCTGACCTGGTACATTTAAGCCTCCTAACCAATCTTTTCTGAGATCATAACTGCCTTGTCCTTCGTTACCAGATAATTTTGCCTGAAGTATACCAGTATTACTAAGTGGGGCGGAAGTTGTTGCTTTTTTCATAGTATCACTCTTTCCACCCAATGCAGTAGTAGTGATAGACGACGTACTCGAACTACCTGTTTTCTGAGATGTGGATGTGCTTTTTTGCGTTGTTGCCGGAACATCCTGAATCTTTAAAACCTGTCCAACAAAGATAATATTAGGGTTTTTGATATTGTTTAATTTTGCTAGGTTCCAACACTTTGAACCGTCTCCTAGTAACTTCTTAGCAATGGCCCAAAGAGTATCACCATTCGCAACGGTATAAGTTTTTGGGATTGTCTTGGAAGAGGATCTAGTTTTCTTCTCAACTACACCATCCTTTACATTTTCAAGTATGACGTATTTAACTCCATAATCGATGTATTGCTTGAGTTTGACATCAACAACTAAATCGAACCCGTTTTTAGAATCTTCCGTTATGGAGTAGTCTTCGAGGGTAACATCCATCTCTTGCTTGAACCACTCTCTGCCCTTGATTTCTCTTGATACTAACAGTGTAGTATAAAATTTATTAACTTTCAGTTCCTGTAATCTGTTAAGATACCAGTTTGGCGATTTGTAACTACCAATGACAAAAGGATATTTATTTCCTGGTAGTATCATTTGAAAATTAATATCAGTAAGACCAGGAGATTTTACTAAATTGATCTCCTGGCCATTAAGTAACGTTAACGTTTTATTCTGATTGTTTATTTTTGTGACAATTTTTGAAGGCGTAATTGGCAGAAGCATATCCCATAAATAAACTTTATACATCTATACCTCCTAACCTTTGTTATAGGCTTGGGCTGTATTATTAAGCTCCTCGCCAATCTTTTCAGATAGATAGTCTATCATTCCGTCAAGGTCTTGATTGTTTGTTACGGTATTGTTTACGCCGCCCATCTCAACCTTTATTGATGCTGTGGTAAATCTATTGATAGAATCTCGTTCTGCAGCGTCTCGAAGATATTTCAATTCTTCATTTGTTGCAGTTACAGAATTCTTTATATCACCTGTGTTATCAGCAATTTTACTTACGTTTCCAGGAACATATGAAAAATCACCATACTGATCTGTCATTCCACCAAACATTCCACTTATTTTATCATCAATACCTTCACCGAATTTATATCCTGCGTCCCAAGCGTCACCATATGCAATTCTTGCATCGATAGTTGGTGCATTTCTGTCAAGAGTTATTGCTTTATCATTTTTACCCCAAGCAAGAACACTGTCCTGTAATGAATTAAGTCCTCCTGTCCAGTTTGTACCGAAGATTGCATCTATTATTTTAGTGACCACTTTTCCAAGTGAAAGGAACCATGAAATAATCTGTCCAATCAGGTTAGCAACTGAATCACCGAAGCTATTGAAACCGCCATCGAAGACATTCAGAACCCACTCGATTATTCCAATCCAAGGCTCAACAAAAAGCGTCCATAATAATTGAATAATCCCATTGAGTACGCCTATAACAGTGTTCCATATGAATGCACCCAGCCAGGCAATCGAACCTGCAATAATACCCGTTGCAGAAACAGTAGAACCTGTGACCTTATTAATAGCAGCCACAACCGCATACAGAACAGCAATGATTGCAATAATTGCAATGATTATCCATGTAATAGGCGAAGCAAGAAGTGCAGCATTAAAACCATATTGTGCGGCTGTAGCACTTGCTTTTGCCTTAGCCTCTGCCATCTCTGCCGCTGTAAGTGCTGTATTTGCTGCGGCCGCTGCATATGCTCTTACAGCTGCAATACCCTTAGATATGTTACTTATTACTTCAAGTGCATTTGTAATTGCCATTGCAATTGAATATGCTGTTAATGCAGCAACAATACCATAAATTATTGGTGAAATTATAGGCCAGTTATCAGCTATAAAGCTATACATTGTGCTTGCAACTTCGATTACTCTATTGATTACAAATATAATCTTTTCAATCCCTGACGCAAATCCATGAAGTACTTGTTCTATTTGTGGCATATTTGAACGAATCGTGTCAAACAATGAAAGCACAGCCGGGTATAATTCCGCTCCAATTTCCCTACGAATTCCAACAAAATCATTCTTCATCTGTATAATCACTCCTTGTGGAGTATTTGCCATCTGCACAGCCAGATCTGCCCATGACTGATTGATTACATCTTCAATTACTAAGGCTTTTTGCATGTCAGTGCCTTTTTCGATTATTTTTTGCTGTGCTTCCGACAATTCAAATCCTTTTTTCTTTAATCCATCATATGTCCCATCTAGGGCCTTACCAAGTTGTGTTGCATACTCAACCATCTGCTGGTAGCCAACCTCACCACCACCTGACATACCTGCAGCATAATTTGCCAGTGTACCCATCATGGATTGAATAGCTTTTGTATCCTTAATATAAGTTGATAATTCTGCGGCGCCACCAATCATTGTTTCATCGCCATAAAGCGAATATCCTTGAACGGTGGAAGCTGTATTTTTCAATTTATCAAATGCATCATCCGCAGCACCTATATTACTAAGTACAGTTTGTAATTGCCTTTCTGCATTTGTTGAAACATTAGTTAAATCTAATGACTCATGAACCCAATTAATCGAGCTCTTAGCAGCTGCTATTCCCAAAAAGGCACCAACAGCATTTTTTATTGTGGAACCTAGGTTGCCTGCATAATTAGTTCCGTTCTGGACTTCTCGATTAAATCCTTGCTGTGCTTCTTCATTCCTCTTAATGCTGCCATGAATTTCTTCCATTTGTTTGTTTGCTAAATCAACGGACCTTCTTGCATTATCAATTGCGCTAGTATCAAAACCTCGATTTATTGCACCATCAACATCTTGTAATGAGCCAATAACATTATCAACAGCACTTATGATATTGTTCAATGGGCTTGACATTCTATCAACTATGTTTATTTGGGTCGAAATGCCTGCCATTCACATTCACCCCCAATTCTATTTCTTTTTTATTTTTGCTCTTTCCTTTTTCTCATTCTCAACCCTGATTTTAATAGATGCGATAATGAAGGCTTTTTCATTTTCATCCATAGCCGCATATGTTGAAGGCAATATTTTAAGTTTGTGAAGACAGTAATACGCATAAGTGGCATCAGAGTCTTCGTTTATTAGTTTTTTGCTTCTTCCACCTTGTCATCCATAGTGGTTGTGAATCCATTGAACTGCTGAACGAAATTAGCAAAGTCTCCGTATTCGCCAGGATCATCTACCATTTCTTTTAAAAGTTCTTCAGGAGTCATGACGCCGTAAGAATCTTGAAGCTCCTTGTCATTTAGATTTGGTTCAATAACAGCTGCACAAATCATTTTTGCAATGTACTTAGAGGTGTTTACCTTTGGTCTAAACATGTTAGGCTTACCAGTTACAGGCACATCCATTGTGCAGTCCTCTCTAATTGCATCATTTTCTCTTGTCGTCAATGGCTTAATCGACCAAAGCAAAGGATTTCCTTTTTCATCTGTTAACGACTTGGTCGCAGGGTAAGTAGTATTTTCCTTCTGTACCTTGTTCTGTTTCATAAATCTATTAAAATTTGACATAATATTTTCACCTATCCTTTTATTTTTTTAAAAGAAAAGACCCCTGTTAATTAAATCAGGGGTCAAAGTATTAAAGCATACCACTAAGAATTTTGAAAGCTTCAGGCATATTGAAGTCTTCAAAAGTGAAATCCATATCTTCATCAAGATATTCACCATCGGCATCAAACTTTGCCAATATACCGCCATCGATATTACAGTCAATGAAAACCATTGTCTGCCTTCCGGCTGCACTTGTTTTGTCCTCGTTGGTTACTTGAATTTCAAAATAAACATCTTCGCCTGTGTTCTTGAAGTCAATCATCATCTGTCTGAAAATACTTGTATTGTAATGGAAGGTTGCTGAACCAGTTCCTTTCCATCCAGTAGACTTGTTTCCCGCACCAGTCTTACCAAGAATAGGTATTTCTGTTTTAGTCTTCTCAAACTTTGCTTCGAAATTGATCGCTTGCATAAAATTGTATCTATTTCTTCCGATTGTAACGAAACATTGTGCTAACTTAGCAGAAACGGCATCCTTACCAATCATAGTTACATTATCCATTCAGATATTCCTCCTTTCCTATTGAACCGTAACTGTCATATAGAGCTGGCCCATTGCATTAACAACAGTTACAACATCACTGACAACAACTGATTTTTTGGTTGCCCCCTGTGTTATAACAACATCAGAATCCTGGAAATTCTCAATTGCTCTAATGTTTTGAAGTGCTTTGTGGTGCTTCACAACATCTGACCAAAGACTAATTCTTCCTGATGCATCGTTTGGAATTGCTCCCAAATACTTTGTATTAAACAGAACTGCAATATCGTTTGCAATCTGATCAATTACCCTGATGGTCTGGTTTTCTTTGAAGATATCACTCTTTGTATCTGATATAGTGACCATGGAATTAATATCAGCAAGAACACGAACATTAGGACCTACCTTGTGTAGTGTGAATTCACCTGCTTTGATCGCTGCTTCAAGCTGTGACTGTGTGTAGTTTGTATCAATGGTGAATTCGCCATTGTAGCTCTTGTTTAGGTTAGATTTATTGACTTCGCATCCGGCAATAATACCAGTCACCCAATAAACAAGTGATGCTTCTGACCATCCAGCATTTATTACTTTGTTTTTAACGTTTACAACACCTTCATAATCATAAGCTTTATGGTAGGTTACCGCTTGGAACTTTACACCAAGCTCATCACGCATTCTTTTTGCATATGCTGCATATAAGCCATTCACTTCGTCATCAGTTGAAATAACGCCGATTGCATTGAATGAGTAGGATTCTGCTTTTGCAAGAAATGCTGTATGTGAAGCACCGTCAATCACTCCATTGGACCCATTTGAAAGCGCAGTACCTGCAGTAACAGTAAGTACTGCGTCTGATTTGAATTTCACAAAATCATTTGCAACCAGTTTATCCGCTGTCGCAACCGTCTGCGCATCAACAATCAAGGTTCCAAGATAAGTTTTTACATCGAAGTTATCCGGTTCATCAGCGTTTAGTGATATTACTATCTTTAAATCATTACCACGGGTACCTGAATGCTTTGCAGTTGCATATTCATTAGTTGCCTTCTCTCCATTACTAGTCAACTTGTATGCATAGAGCATCTTTGCATTTAAGAATAAATCTCTTAAACCCTTCATCTTTGCATCTGTGTACTCATACCCAAATATCCTCAAAGATTCTTCTTTAAAATCAGCGTTGGTTACTTCAAATATTTCACCATCGATGCCCCAGTTAAGATCAAGGCCAATTGCAGCAATGCCCCTATCAGTCAAGCTTTCACTTGCCGATATTGCAGAAATAAAATTGATGTAAGCGCCAGGAAGGACTTTGTTTTGCGTAACAAACGTTCCGCCACCTAATGACATACCTATTTCACCTTACCTTTCATAAACTTTTCAATCAGTGCATCCACTTCTTCACGTGAGTATAATCTTTCATCATGAAGAATCGCACTGATAATATCTTTTTTGTCATTGTATCTTTTTGAAGATAACAATTGTTCCTTTGTAAACATTGGAACGTTTTCTTCTATTTTTTTAATTGCCATCTGTCATCATCCTTTCGCATCAGATTTGACTGTTACTGTATCCATTTCGTCTGCTCTATCAGCATCTTTGTAAACAAATAGATTAAAATTAACCATAAAGTTTAAAACTCCATCCACTATTTCACCGTTCATTCTTGTTCCCATGATCAAGTCTTCATTGATAGTGATTGTTTCCAAGCAATCAAATAATCTATCAAGGACATCAGCGCACTCGATTCTAGTTTTATCTGTTGAAGGAAAGTATTGAATGCAAAACTGATTTGTTCTGAAATATTTTTTCCCAAGGAATAGTTCATTGGTAGGGTTCAAGCACAAAATAAAAAAACAAGGCTCTTCTAAACCTTGTTCAATAGATTCTGTGTGTATGCCGTAGCCGTCACCAAACTCTTGGTCGATTGCTTTGCTGATTCCATAAATAATTTCATTTATCACTTGAAACATCCCCCCAGCAACTTACTTATTTTCTTTTCAAGGATTGCAGGTGCGGCAGTTTTAATTTCTTGTTCAGATATTGTCAACATAAACTTACCTTCCACCCAGCCTTTGTGATTGCTTGTTCTATGCCCAAACTCTACATAAGAAGCGTATTCCGTAGGATTTACAATTTCAATTACATAAGTGTCGCCCAAATGATTAACCTTTAAAGACTGTGCATATTCAGTTGCGTTCTTTCCTGCAGTCCAACCTCTTCTTAATGTGCCGCCATTCTTTCCAGTACTTGAGGGATACTGACCGACTGGTGTTCTTTTAATTACCTTCGCAAGAAGTCTTGCAGCCAATTCCTTTGCACACGATTCAATAAATAAGCTCAATTGTTCATCTGTTGCTTCAAGATTTGCTTTCAGCTTTTCCCATTCACTAAAATTACAACCACCATTTCTACCCATTATGCCCACCCCTTAAATAGCTCTAAAATAATCTCTTGATGCGTATCATACACGGCTGGAACACCGCTGTTTTTATATTCTACCATTCTTCCTTTGCTGCTAATGACCAACTTAGATCCAGCCTTTATGTCAAGTTCCGGAGCAATGAAAACCTTTATAACCTGTTCAACAGCATTAGCAGTATCCGTCTGGTTTGCCTTATTCTTACTCGAATATGATAGCCGACACGACTTATCCAAGTGTATAATAACCTCTTGGTTGGATGTTACCTTTGTAACAGGGTCCTTTTCCTTTCGGTATTCAATAACAGTACAGGTGGAATCATAAAGGATTTCTATAGCCTTCCTGGCTTGCTTAACAGCTATCCTATTCATCGGAATCCCACCTTTCTAAATCTTCTTAGCTGAGCTTTATAATCCTTTAACAGGTGGTCCTTGAATTCAGTCGTAGGGCTTTTAAAACTGGTTGATGCATCTCCTTCGCTTATGGAGGACACTGTCCCCAGGGGCGTACTTTCTTCCCCTGGAGATTCATTCCTGTATAGATCCATAGCCATCCGATAAGCTGTAGTTTCAAGTGCCACCGGTAGCTCTTTTAGATTGCAGTAATTTAAAATCGTGTCCTGAGTATCGTCCAGAGCAAATTGAAGAGGAATGTCTTTCGTTTTATCGCAAGACTTCACCCCCAACAACTTTTTAAGTTTTGACAACTCCAACATATTGTCACATCCTATCCGATTTTATGCTTAAAGGCTACGATACGAATCTGCTTAGGCTCATACACTGGCTTCCAGTTTTCAGCATCTCTTAATTCTTCCCTGGAAGGCCCTTCAGTAAGCTCAACATTTGTATTCGTGAACTTAACTCCACGTGGATGAAGGATATTGGTCTTTCTGTTGATTAAATAATCTACACCAGAACCTTTTCGTTTTGCTCTGTCAGTTTCAGTTGGTACAAAGCCCACTGGTGAGCCGTTACCAAGTGCAATTGCGCCGGCACCAAACAGATAAGATGTAAATACCATATTAGCTCCAGAACCTTCATAAGGGCAGCCATCATCGATGATAACTCTCTTACCCTGATATATATTAATTGGGCCGCCAGTTGATGGCTGAATAGTTTCAAGTAGGTTTTGCTTTCTTAAAAAGGCTTCAGTAGCGCTATGGACTGCTACAGCTGTTAACTGCTCTTTTGCATCTCCTAAACATTGTTGTGCGTCAATGAACGCTGGTCCAGACCACTTTGCCTTATCTCCAGTTAAAGCGGAAATATCTGAAATGTTGCTAGCCATTCTTGTAATAGGATCAGCACCTTCTTTATAAGAACCAAATACACCTTTGAGCAATGCAATCAGTTCTTTTTGCATATCTCTCGCCCAAAATCCTGCAACTAAATCCCCTATAGCTTTCATTGGATCACTGCCGGCCAATGCTGCAGATAAATCTGTTGCTCCCCACATCTTTGCACGTCTAATAATAACTGCCACGTCCTTGTTGGATGTAATTTTGTTTTCATCCAAATCTTTATCTTCAATGACTTGCTCAGATTCTCCGTTTAAATCTTCAAAGAATGGCATATTAACCGTAGGAGCTGCTTGAGATGCTAAGGCATCAAATTCACTATTATTTACTACAATTCCACTCTGTAACAGTGCGGATAATTCCATAGTTCGATTAACTACATATGGATTAAATAATTCTGGTACAATTACGTCACTTAATCTTGTTATTGCTGGCATTATATCACCTTTACCTTTCTTAAATTGTTATTCCGGCAGCACTTGCTAACTCCTTAGCTTGTGCCGGGTTTTCTTTTAATAGTTTCCCTTGCTCCGTCAAGTTGAAAGAATCTTTTGCAAATGGATTTTTTCCGGTATAACTTCCTCCACCTGCAGGATTGTAATCAGTTCCTGATTTGGCATTCTTAAAAATATGTGGAAGAGATTCTTTGTATGGCTTTATGGAATCTTCAAGGCCTATCAGATTACCGTCCTTATCATAGTTAAACTTATCAATTCCACCATGCTTGTAAATCAGATAGTCAGCATCAGTAACCCCTAAATCCTTCAGCTTATCCTTTAAGGCATACTCCTTCTTAACCTTTTCAGATTCAGCCTTAAGTGTTGCTATAGTAGTTTCGTGAGTCTTAATGGTTGTCTGCAATGTCTCGTTGTCACCATTGCTCTTCTTTAAATCAGTAATTGTATTATTTGCAGTCTTAAGTTGTTCATTGACAGTATTAAACTCTGTCTTTGGTACTGCATGCTTTGGGAACTCTGTATTGAGTTCTTTTGTAAGAGCTTCTGTATCTAGTACTCCCTCTTTTGTGTGTTTTGCTATTAAGTCTAATAACCATTGCATAGATCATTCCTCCATAGATTTTTATTCCCGCTCTCCGGGTGTTGGGATTCAGCCGTTTATTCTCCGGCAGAGTGACGATAGTTTTGCGTCATTCCGGACATAAAAATAAGACGTATACGCTACGTCTCAATGCGAGATAAGAAGGATCACATCCTTTCTACTTCACAACAAAATTCTCCCATTTCTTATATGCATCAACATATGTTTCCTGCTTATCTCCATTATGGGTGATTTCGTAGTACATTCCATCAGAAACAGTGGTACTTGCAAGTGCTTTGTTATTCTGCAACGTCTTACATGACCAGACGATGAACACGTCACTTTCTATAATCCGTGCATGGTCGGTCCTGTCTGCATTCTTGTTGAAATACTCAACCACAATCTGTTTTACTAGCTTCAAAAAATCATCATTTCCCATATAGTCACCTTAACCTTTCTTTAACAGACATCTACTGTCTGGAGCCTTCTCGCTCTGCACTGCATGCCCTTTATGCACTGTCTCAACTCGACCACACTCATAATCCTTGCGTCGTTCAGCGCATATCGGGCATCCGGCGCAGGTCTTTGGTCTTTTATCTACTGTTGCTGATAGTATTTTCATATCGCTTTAGCCTCCTTAAATGCCTTTATCATCTTAGGAAACTGAATTGCTATCCAATCAACCATTTCTTCGTTTGTCGCCCATCCCGTAGTAGTACACGAGTTGTCCCACAGTCCGCTTTCAGCCAGAAACGCATGCACGATTTCGTGTCTTAGCGTTTGCTTTTCGATCTCTGCGTGGTATTCTCGCGATTCTTCTTCATAACCGGGATATGTAGCAATGTTACAAACAACAATTTCTTTCATGACTACATCACAGTAACCAACTATATCTCTTTTTTTGAAATCCTTATCTTCGTTGTAACTGCGTCGTTTTATTTCATATTCAGTCCCTAATACATTTACCTTCATAATCCTCCTCCCAGGCATAAAAATACCACCTACCGTTTACGATAGATGGTACGTTAATTGGATATAACTTCTATAGTTTCTATTTCTGATTCTAAAATTTCAACCAGTCCTTTGTTTGAAGCATCTCTAATAGTTATTTCTGCTTCTTCTGGCTCATTATCCAGTGCAGAAGTGTAACTGTCATAAGTGCCCTCAACCACTATGCCTCCAACACATAGAATCTTTAATTTTGTATTCTGATTTAATTCGTTTATGTTTTTTAATGCGCTTAACAGATCCATTTGTATCATTCCTTTCCATGCGGAACTACGTGAACACCTTTTTTACTGTAGTGTATCTTCGCCTTAGTTGTGACGTATTCAATGCCAGTCAGATTATCAATACTGATACCTATTTCCTTCTTAAAGTCTACAACCTCTTTATTGTTCCAGTTCCCTCTGTTATCTCTCTTGATTTCTCCTGTACCAGCATACTTGTTGACTAAATCTTGGGTTTCCTTCTCAGTTATAGTTAAGTAACTACGACCTTCTATATAATTATTATGTCCTTTAATATGCTTGCCCTGTTTACCAGTTTCAATTATTTTTACGGTATCATCAGAACGGATATTATTACGTACTTTCTGGTCCTTATATGCCAGTTGCAACATATTCCATTTCTCATCATTAGTATACTTCAAATTTTGGAAATCATCAAGGTTTTTAGGAGTGTCTTTTCCAAGGATACTTTTATACTTGTCATACTGTTTCTGATCAGCAAGCGTATTATTTGACTTTTTCTCTGCAAGGTCTGCTTGAGGATTGCCCTTAACGTACTTCTCATGCCATTCCTTATATGTCATATCCGCAGGCACATTATGTGTCTTTCCGGTAACCGGATCTCTTGCTGCTCTTTCCTCTCCTTCGGTGAATTCGTCGTTAAAGTAAGGGCATGTGCAAGTGCGGCAATTACAATGGAAAGGTGGCGCAGTAACGTTGACTTTGTACTCACTTATAGGAAAATGGGTGCCATCCATCCCTATGCAAATATCGCTTGTTCTAAGGTCAAGTGTTGCTACATTTTGAAACTCTTCAATTTCAAGATTTTTATAACATTCCTTCTGAGCCATTGAATGTATAGCTGCTGTTTCAGTCATTACCAAGTTACCGGCTTTGCTCTTGCTGACATCCATCTTCTTGGCAAGTGCTGCAATAGTCTTACCAGGATCACTTCCACGTATCAGCTGTTGCGTAAGCTCCGTATGTAGCTCACGTATAAGCTTTTCTTTGTCTTGCCATATACGACTACTAAAATCCTTGCCATCAGCAGCCCAAGGCTTACGAAGGAAACTACTTACCAAATTATCGTCTAGTGCATGAAGATCCTTACCTACTCCAGTGCCTTTCGCAATCTCAAAAGCAGATTTATAGTAGGATGATTTAAAAGCTTTATTCAACAAATCCGAGACACCGCCCTCGTACTCAACAAACAGCTTTTCCACCGACTGCTGTAATTGGAGTTTAACTGTTTCTAGCCTGGTAATGTGTACTCTAGCCGAAGCGTTTTCAAGTTCCTTCATCCATTTCTGATCAAGAGCATTTTCCTTACCGTACTTAATATATTCATCTACGGTCCAACGGAACTCTTTGACTTCTTTCCGATTCAGATACCGCTTAGCTTGAGCATAGCTAATTTCGTTATTCTCTGCAACTCGATAATACCATGTAGAAACATCTTTTTCTAATTCACTTGTAGCTCGTCTAAACTGCTCTTGTAGATCATCGTAATATGCCTTACTCTTTCGATACGTATCGTCCTCTAACTTTTCAAATCGCTTTTTCCAGTACTCTCTACTTTTCGCCATCGTCTACGTCACCACCTTGTTGCAGGGCGTAATCATAACCGTTTTCCATGGATAGCTCCTTTTGTATCTGCTTCGCTTCTTGGTCAGCATCTTCTACCCACGGGTGGTTTTTATGAATAGTCTTATCAGATACAATCCCTTGGCTTTGTGAAGCAATTGTGGCAAGCTCTAAATCGTTTGTAATAGCAGTACGTGTCCATGTTTGAATGATTGTCTTACACTCTGTATTAAGATACTTACATATTGCCCGTACAAACTCTCCAAATGCAAGTTTAAACTCTGTTTCCATTAGACCCGCTTTTAATTCCAATAAAGAATATAAATATTTAAGAGCTACCCCCGAAGCATTACCAAACGCCTCCGGTTGTGGGTCAACTCCCTGTCCCTGTTCGAATATAGCTTTTCTTGTGATATCCAGTAATTTCTCTCTGGCTTCTATAGGTATGTCTATGGTCAAAGTCTGTATACCTGCATGAACATTTTCACCATCATCATCCAGCTTTACAGTTTTATACTTCTTCAAGTCCTGTAAGAACGGCGCCAGATCAGTTCCACCATACCCGGTCAATACAAAGATAATCTCCTGGATATCTTCCAAGTCATTAACAAATCCTGAAAATACTTTGTCATATACATCAATCAACGCTTTAATATTTTCAAGGTCACTTGAATCAACATTATTGTTGAAGAAAGGTATAAAAGGCACCCTGCCATAATCATGAATAAATGTATCTTGCTGTGAGGATTCACCGTCTACAAAAGAACAAAACATTGTATAAGACTGTAGCCCATCATCCAAAGTATCGGAAGTCTTTTTACGGAAGGACTGACACTCAGTATCATTCCAGTATTGATATATGGTATATAGTTCTCCATCATTATCATCCAGCTGTTCGTATACTCTTAAGACTCCACTAAGTTGCTTGTTTAAATCAGCTGTCCATATCGGTATGATCTGCTTTGAATCGACCACACCATATTCGAATTTTTTTTCTGAGTTTATCCAATAATGAAGCCATGCTACACTACAGTTAGATGCATTAATACATAGGTCCTTTGTAGTCTTGGCGTATCTATCTCCCAGAACTTCTGTAACCCGTTTGTTGGAATCGTCATCGCCGATATCGAAAAGAGGCGGTGCAGTGAACATGTACGCTGCCTTTTGATTAACTAATAACCCGTGGAAGTTCCTCGGTATCCGATTGTCTGCATTACGGAGAGGGTTTTCAGTCTCATCCGATTCTGTCCTGGGCTTATTCTTTAGGACATCATTCTTGTTCCGGTAATATCTTTCAGCTGTAGCAGCATTAGTAATAAAATTTGTGTGCCCTGTTGTATACCTCTTAATCACCTTTTTCATTGTTTCTAAATCCATGTTTCTCACCTGCCTTTATCACCTGCTTTATTCAGTTTTTGCCTAATATTTTCAATCAGTGCATCAATGATACAGCCTCCAGCCAATAGGCAAAATATCATACATGCTATACACACGATTAAATCTACCCAATACTGATTTATAAGTATTTTAGGTAGATAGGAGAATATATCATTTAATAGATTTACCAACCTAGCTAAGACTGATATTTCAATTAAAATTGCAATGTTTTTACCCATATTACCTCCCTTTATTTTAAAACCGATACACCATTGCCTTTATCAATGCGCTCAGCAATTCCTGTTGTAGCGTCTGGCGCATCATCATGTTTGTTCTTGCCTTCACGCTGATATTTAGACATAGCACTATAATAATCGGGCCATCTATCACGCCAGTTTTTAGGGAAATAAATGTGGTCCATAACCCATGTACTGTTAGAAAGTATTCTAGCAATCTTATTCTTACTTTGATGGAACCACCGAATCTTGGTTTTATTACTCTTAAATGTTTCTCTTAGGATTCTTACTACCGAACGGGCAAATCCTCGACCACCATTATTACTTTCTATATCAGCTACGTTTACACCGTGTTCATGGATTCTTTTAGCGGTTTCTGTTTCAGTAACTTCCATCGGTGCATTGGTATAGTAAATATCTAGGACATAAGCCTCTTTATTATAAACACCATAAATAATATTACAGAGATAATCTGTTCCCTCGTCTGCCGTATCGCAATATGATTTAATAGCAGTGAATAGGAGATTGCCTTTATCATCCATAGGAAACTTTTCGTATGTTTTAAAGCTACTATATAATTTGCCTTTCAGATCAATAGGTTCCTGCTGATAGTTAGCGCTTGCGATATCCTCGCCCATAGCCTTTATCTTGCCAAGATAAGATTTATAGGAAAGCACTTCACTACAAAGCATTTGTTTCTTTTCTTTATCAACGAGAGCTTTCATGCTTACATGACGAATCTTTGCCCCTTGCTCCTTGTAATGCTCTAACGCTCTTCCAGCCAGATCATCAGAGGCCCATCTAGTCATAATAATGATTATCTTCCCGCCCTCTTCCAGACGGGACAGCATTGTATTGGTGAACCATTCCCAGTGTTTTTCTTTTACAGCCTCATTATTTGCTTCCTCCGCATTCTTGATAAGGTCATCGATTATCATAAGCGAACAACCGAACCCTGTTGCAGTACCAGTTGGAGAAGTAGCTAAGTAATTGTTATATCCACCCTCTAAACTCCAAAGATTCATAGCACCATCACCACGCTTTATAGACACCCCAGGAAACACGTCTGAGTACACAGGCTTATATTTATCTGCTTTCTGTTCCATAATGCTGTTACGGACGTTTTTAGAGAACATGGTGGACAGGGTTTCATTGTATGATCCAGTCATTATCTTTTGTGTTTGGTCCTTACCAAGCACCCACTCAACCAAATTACCAACTGTCCTAGACTTCCCGTGTCTTGGAGGCTCATTAACTATCATTACTTCATCGTCAGAATCTAAGAACTCTTGGAACTCATTGCATAACTCAACCAAGTACTTTCTATCAGACTTATAGAAGTCAGGAGCTTTTAACTGACAATAAAAAAAGAACTCACGTCTTGCAAGTTCTATCTTTGCACCTAGCTTTATTAACTCTTTATCCATCATTTATCAGCTTCTTTAAGTCATCGGTTGATATCCCCTCATAAGGATTGTTAATATTACCACTGACTTCTATGTCTTGCTTGTCACGCCACTCATTAGGCTTGCGGTTCTTTAACCAGAAGATTTGAGCAGTAGTATCTGGTGTAACATCCTTTGTCTTTCTTTCAACCAACACTGTTTTAGTCTGTGGAAATTGCTCTCTTACCAACATAAGATCTGAATCAGTAGCCTCCGGATGCTCATACTTATAATGATTCATGAAAGCCTCAAGTTTTTCATAATACTCTACCTGATCCATTTTAACACTTATATATTTATCCTCATTGTAGGAATAACCAAGAGCCCTTTTCAAAAGTGCATTCTCAACTAAAATGTCAACAACTTCCTTGCCCCTTTTTAGGGCCTCACATATCTCACCATACCTGTTTTTCCATTCATACAATGTCTTTGCCGTGATTCCTAAGTTATGAGCTATCTGTTCATCGGTTAAACCATCTCTAGCATATGCTTCAAGCCTAAGCAAGCCATCTGGTGTTAACCAATATTCATATTTGCCTTTTGCCATCAGGCTCACCTCCTTCATTCTAAAAAATAAAAAGACCATATAGCCTAAACTATATGATCTTAACTATTGGTGCAATTTTTTATGTTTTATATTGTTTGTATATCACCATAACCAGTATCATGTTGACTACTGGTGTTCAGTCTTATTTTAGTATATATAAAATAAAGAGAACAAGTATTAGTATGGTGACAACTTCACTCATTTCACTGCACCTCCGTATGAAATTAATCTTATATTAACATACAGGAATGCTAAATTATACAGGTATATTACTCCAAACTGCCTCTTGGCAATCAGTCGACACCTCCTATTCGTCGTTTTGGTAAAAGAAAAGAGCCTACTATTGGCTCTTAACAATTTGTTTCAACAATCCGTTTGAGATTTTCTTTGATATGAAAAGTTTAAAATCTTCTTCAATATTAATCACTTCTTTAGCATTAACTTTATTGGACTCATTTACTTTGGCGAGTATAAATGTATAGAATTCTGCTCTGTTAAAATCTACTGTTATATTGTATCTATCGTAATATTCCAATACATAATTAACATGATCATTTGAAATTATTCTAGCATCATATCCAAGTATATCGCAGATTCCTCGTTTTAGGAATTTTTCTATATCATTCTTAAGTTCGATATTTGCTTTAAAAATCTCACTGATATCCATATATCCTCCAACTATTTCTGCATGTTTAAAATATTTCTATATGTTCCATATCACTTAGCCTTACCGCAATTATAATATCTTCTCTATCACTATAATCCGGTTCGTTATTATAATTTTGATTTGTTAGTTTATCCATTTTACTATAAGCTGAAAGCGCAAACCAAGAATTATTTTCTTTTTCTTCGTGTAACTTATAGTGCCCGATTATATAATATGGTTTGTCCTTTAGATAAACTTTCAAATTCGAACCTTGATTGTAGTTAAATATATCTCTCCAAATATCATCATTCGGTGATTTATGAAGCACCTTTAACATAAAAGTATTAACTCTCTGACATAGGAACAGCATAGACAGGCAAATTGCCAATATTGTTGAAATAACTGTTGCTACACCTGAAACAAATAATGTTTTTGAAAACAATTCACTATTTATAAACGCAACATTCACTATATGAATTAACGCAACCAAAATATAGCTGACTACGCAAGCCATGATGGTTTTAATTTTGTTATTAATTTTTTTTGATGATAAATAAGAAAAAATAAATATCCCCCAGTATCCGGGGACAAAATATTGAAGTATGTCCGGTATGTAATCAATTATTAATTTAATCTCCTTTATTTTTAGTTCCCCCCTCATTCTTAGATAAGTTAGATGTCCCAGTCATCAAACTTTTATCAATGGGTTTTGTAACAGTTGTTCCTAATGCGAAATTTACTTTCGAATTTATTTCTACAGCTCTTTGTTCCTGAATTTTTCTGTTATTTTCTCTATCACTCATTGTATCTCTCCCTAATGGTATTCTACATTACATAATATACCAATTTACGTTTTTATGCAACATAAAAAGACACCCGCTATAAATCAACAGATGCCTTTCTTGGAATAAGATTTTAAGGAGATTCACCATGGCAAGCGAATCATTGGAATAGAATGGATTCGAACCATTACATGCTGTACTTGTTATGCGGCCGCCAGTGCTCTGCCAATTGAGCTACTATCCCATGTCTGCTGGTCTACTTCTCGTAATAGATTTTCAAACTACAGTTAAGTACTGTATTCCAGCAGAAGTTCTCTTAATGGCTTTGATACCAAGAAGAGAAACCTAGTATTGATAACGCACAAGTCTTTGCAGCGTAAACGCTATTCTTTTCGAGATTGAGAACCGGAACAAAGTATAATAGAAAATCGGTTCAATCAGCCACCGACCTTATTCAGGTCGATGACCGCTAAATGGAAGTTCTCAATGGGGCAATACCAAGATATAACTTTTCACAATACTAATTATAAATGACCTAAAAACCCATGTAAAGGACATCATTTGGACATGGTTTTATCAATCTAATGATAGTCCGTCTACACCGTATAAATATAGTGAAATCAACCCTTCCAGCTCTATGACCCATCTCATCGCCGTCTTTGAAGAACACGAGAATGCACTTGACAGATCATCATAGGTCTTTTCTTCCAGGTAGTGACTAATGAACACTTCGTACTTTTCCGGTGTCCCCTTGCGCTCCTCTTCTGCTTTAAGAAGCGCTAGACACTTGTCTATATGAGCCACCATAATCATGCTACGGATTCGACTCCTGCGGATACTCATTATGTATAAGTCGTCCTCATCGAGATCCTCTCTCACAAAGCCAATACTGGCATCTAAAACCTCTGATACTCCTTCATCAACATGTGACTTTATACTGTTGTAGCTACTCATTAACTTCCTAGTTCTCTTTTTGATTGCGTTTCTGTTCTTCTTCTTACTATCATTGATAAATTCTTTCACAGCTTTCTTCACTGCCTTATCTATTAACTCGTCTGTTGTAGTTTTTCCCAAAACAATACCTCCTAATATTCGTAAATTATATTTTTAATGTTTTTATTTTCACAATTCATGGACTTAATAGTTATATTTACTGAAATGTTTAGTAATATTTGTGTCTTTTGCTAATTTACATATATTGTCATTTACTGTAAACTTATAGTATATTAAGTATCTCTAATCCGGATATGAGTTGCTTAATATTCTGTAACTTATAGTTAAGCTTTTTATGAAAGGAGTCATACTATGAAAAATATTATCAAGAAAATTTTTATTATCGCTCTTGTAGCTACTATAACTGTTATGCCATCTACTACAGCTTTAGCAGCATCATATCCAACTGCAGTTGTTTACGAAGACACAGTAAAGTATTTTGATTTTAGACCAGACAATTACATATTAAAGCCCGGTGAATCATTGGGACTCGATGATATTTTTATGCCAAGCGGCTTTTGGCAGGTCCCTCCTTTTCAAAGATTGAATTTTAGTGTTGACATGCAATATAACGCTGATGTCAGAATAGTAGTTGTAAAAACTACAGGTAATACATATCAGGAAATCAAAAATGAAGTTATTTATGGTAGCATGGGCTTTAGTTTTACCCTTCCAATGTCAACGCAGAATGAAACATATAAAATTGTTATAGTTGGATTCCAACCTGTACCAATTTATGGTTACTGTGCAAGGCTTGTAAATTAATTATCTATTGGGCTGTCTATATGGCAGCCCTCGCTGTTTTTTATCCCTTCATTTCTTGTTACTAATTCAATGGAATGTAAAAACTTCTTTCAATTTATCTACTTAATTCTAGTTTCATCGTTTTAAAACAATGCTTGTATTACACGCATACCAAGCAGTAATCCTGCGCCTGTTATAAAGGCAAATACAAAAGTTTCTATTCCGTACTTTATTTTTTCTTTCATGATAACCTCCTAGTTATACAATCCCTTTATACTGGATATATCTGTTAATTTTCTCATTGATAAATATTCCCTGTTATGCTAATATCAATATGTTATCGTTTTAAGCCACAGGTTGCGCATGCACGAGCTGGAGAGCCGTATTGTATCGCTGTACAAAAACATTTATCACTACATCATTATTCCTTATTTTCACTACATTACTTTTGTTGTCACCACTCAAAGGAGGAATAACTATGGCATTATTTTTTTTCTAAATTCATTGAAGTTTTAGTATCTTTCATGATAAATGTCGTAACAGGACAGCGACCTGCGACTTAAAACGATAATTTCTCAGTAAACTACATTCTTTCATTCCATGAAGCTATAGCCGAGTCTTTATTTGCTTTCCTTCCACCTCTTGCTCCACAATCATCACACATGGCAGCATACCTAGAATCAGATCCCTTAGTTCCAACGACTTTTATTTCTATTTTTTCGCATCCACAAAACGGACAAGGCTTAAATTCAATCATGATAACCTCCATAGTTCTAGTCTAATGAATAATCTTCATTCCAGCTTAGATAATATCAAGTATTACTTTTTCTGCCTCTTCTGTGCTCACTCCATTTTCTTTTGATATTTTTTCTGATAAGGTTTTGCTGATTGCTATTAGCAATGATAATATATCAATAGTTCTTCCTGCGACTTTTACTTTTGCATTTTCTCTTTTAGATGACGCAAATATAATTCCCATGACTTTCCTCTCCTTTTTATATCTTTTTTCTTGTTTTTATAGTATAATTTTTCTAAATAATATTGAAAGGTCGTGATTTTATGCCAGAAGGGTTAAATCAACTTGCAAAAGGTATAGGGAAGGCAATTGAAACCGTTCCTGAAGTTTATGATGACGGTTTGAAGCCCGCCACGCAAGAAACTGGGAAAACTCTTGCCCTAATACCTCGTACTATAAATGCTGCTTTAGTTCCACTGCGCAAATGGATTGCAGTAAGAGAATACAATCTTGCGGAAACAGAAAAATTATTAGCCGAAAAACTAGCACATGTTAGTGCAGATAAGATAGTTACTCCCGAACCATATGTTGCCGTACCAGCAATTCAAGCAATCTCCTATTCTATGGACAGCATTGAACTACGTAATCTATATGCAAATCTACTAGCCAACGCTATGAATATTGATACTAAAGAAGGTGTTCACCCAGCCTATGTCGATATTATAAAACAACTATCTCCGTCTGATGCACTGTTTCTACAGCACTTGTGCAATAACGGTATGTGTATACCTACAATTAATTACTATTTGATTAAATATGAAAAAACTACTCATTTAGAATTTATTAAAGGTTCAACAAGAAAACCTATCTTACCTCGCTATGTTAGTTATGCTAACGAAATGCCTTATGATATATTACAAGTCTGTATAGGTAATCTAGAAAGGCTTGGTTTAATAGAAGTTGAAATGGGGAATCAATTAACAACTGAAAATGTATATGAATTACTAAATTCAGAAGCTTCTGAAATTTATAATGAGGCTGTTGACTATGCACAATCTTTAGATTCCAATTTAAATTCATTTGAACCATATCAAGAGCATGGGTACATAAATTTAACAGTATTTGGTCATTCATTCTGTGGTATTTGCATTGATAATAATCTTTCGTAATATTTTTTATTATTTATTTTCCCTCACTGTAATATTTGTTGCAGCGAGGGAATTTCTAGTTTTACTTACTAGTTAGCATACGTCTTAACCACATAACCCACAATCTTATGTTTGCTTTTATAATTGCTATTTTACGTTCTCTTTCTATATAACCAATCTGGTACATACCATTTTTAGTGATATAGTAAGAACCACCACCAGTAAAATTTAAAGAATGTATATAATTCTCTTCTTCGCTATACTGTTTTCCAACCACATCTTTCCATTCAGCCATTTTATTACCTCGCTAAATATTAATTTAGCTACTTACAATATTTTTCAGCTTAATTAAGTCAAAGAATTTATTTGGATCTAACTCCGTCTTAATTTTTATTTGTTCAATATGGTAAATAATTGTGTTAAGATTAAAAAACATTTTTCTAGCAACTTCGCATTTGTTCATGTTGCAATTACACAATTCATTGATTATCTTCTTCTGTATATCAGTTAGATTATTCTTAGTTTCATTTATTACCTCTACTTCACCGGCCGGTATAATACTAAACTTTCTTTTCAGCTTTAAACCTCTTCTTATGTATGCACCGACATATGATTCGCTTAATCCAAAATGCTTTTGTATTTCTTTACTTGTAACGCTATCGAGTATTCTTAAACTTCCTTCATTTACATGATATACTTTTACTTTCAAGAATCACTTGCCCTCGCTTTCCTTAGTCGTGCATACCTCGCCATTGATTATCCTTACAGGGATATTAACAAACTGCATTACTCCATTTTTGTAAGGCATCACTGGATTGCTGTTAATGCTTTCTGCATCATAAATTCTTGGTTTGCTCTCTTTTTTCACGTTCTACCTCCACCATTAATTTAACCTACCTGCCTTTGAACGGATCCTTCTTTACTGGCTTATCCAACCCATGTTTCTTTACGAAAGCGTACATTGTCTTGGCATCTACTCGAAATTCATCTGCCAGTTGGTGCATGTTAAACGGTCCATTCGTGTACACCGCCTTAATGGTTGAAATATCAGATTCATTCGGGTGTACCTCTTTAGGGCTCTGACCTACGGTGATGTTATTCTTTTCAATAAATTTTCTAACCATACCATCGCCTTTGTATCCATAGAACTTAGCTATAGCGCTCATGGTTTCACCGGCTTTCAACATATCTGTTATCTCATCAACCTTCATCTTACTTTCTTTTGTATTCTTTTTAGGTTCCTCAATTACATCCTGCTTTGCTACATACCTGGGCGGTTTATTAGCCTTTGAACTTTCAATCATTTCTTGAACTGCAGTTTCAAACTCTGGATTTATTATCGCCGGCTTACGTTTGATACCAAGGATCTCATCAAGCTTAGTAGCTCTATCGTTACGCACACCCTGCAGCTCATGCATTACTTTGGTAAACAGTTCAGCCATTATCGGTTCAGGTAGTAGATCTGAAACCTTTGTAGTACCTACTGGCTTACCATCAATCTCAGTGTAAAGACATACGACAGTACTCTCTCCAACCATCGAAAGTCTACCTTCCACATCCTCTAAATCTCTGACTAGTTTGTTAACTTCTCTAGTCTTGTTATCCCATAACTCTTGGTATTCTCTTAATTCCATGATTAACCCTCCTTATCCATTTTTAGAAATATACCGGCCTCTTCAGCCTTTTCACAATACTCTTTAATCAATGCTGGATTATCACAACACTTATTAACGTGTTCAGCAAATAACTCATTGAATTTTTCCATCTGGTAGTTACTAAAGAAGAAATCGTTCTGTAAAATTGTGAGAGATATTGCGATAGCTGTCATAGTCGAATGATACTTCATCTTCTCGGTAGCTGCCTGTACATCCTTGCGGGATATATTCAGGCTGCATCCGGAAACGTTACGAAAATCGATAGTCTTTCTTAACTCATCTACTCCGTCCTTTTCAACAATACGGAGCGCAAGGTCTAATCCCTGGTTAATTCCTTGGATTATATCATTCTGTTTTCCCATCCAAACCTTACCTCCTGTTTCATACATCTATTGTGAATAAAATTATCTTTACCACTTTTAGCTTTAACGTATATAAAGAGATTTTGTGATATATCTTCACTGGTAAATTCCTTATCACATATAAGACAAATCTTATTAGCTGCTTTTTTCTGCATGGCCGATAATGTGTTTTCGTTTTTCTTTGCCACTACTTCGCCCTGCCTTTCTGGAGCTCTTTCAAGTATTCAACAATCTCCGACAAACTAGTGGTATCATGTTCATATTTCTTATCATAAGTATTGTTCTTCTCATACTTAGGCTTTTCTTTTTGAAGTAAATGAAAATAATGTAAGTCTCTGTTTTCCTTTCCCCAGTAAGTTTCTCTGTCCAGGTACTCTTCAACTATAAGCCTGTCTCCGTTAAAAAAATCAAATTTGTAATAATGACAATCGATATTTTCATCATGATACCATTCACCCCAGGCTTTATAATTTTCAGCCCAATTTTTACGTTGATCATTGTTTTTTAGAATTGGTAATTCAGGCTGCACCGGCTCCGTGTATTCCGTCTGAATAATGTCAGATTCCGTATTGATTTTAGCTTTCCACTTATCACCATTTACACAGTAATCCAATTTAGAGGATCCATAATTGCAACATCCTTTAATATCCCAATCACATGTGTCACAAGGAAATGTAATTTCATCCTGTTCGGACACGGTTTCAGTCTCTTCAATAACGTTTTCAGCTATTTCAATCACGATTTCGGGCTCTTTTTGTATCATTTCAGCATTTTCATTTACAGACTCTAACCGGTTATCCATATCAGGTCGATGAGCAGAACTATTACATTCATATCCACATGCTCCATGACGATTACAATTCCAACAACAAGAGTTACTGCAGTTCTCGCCATTCAATGTTGTCAGCTTACTCGATTCCGATAAGGTACAAATAAATTCAGTCCTATGTATGCATTGTCCTGATGATCTGTTCTCTTCTACCTGTATCGAAATACCTGGTTTGCTTTCAGTCACATCCGACTTAGGTTGCGATGTAGCAACTTTTTCTTTCTTTGGTTTCATCTTACGTATTACCTTAACAGTTGTATTAGGTGTAACTTCCTTAAGTTGTTCATCTGTAAGATAAGTTAATTCTCTAAGTTTTGAAATACTAAATGGTTTCCATTCATCCTTCAAGCATGGAGATCCTTCCTTGCAAAATTTATCTGCAATTCTCATCAGCCAAGAACATCTATCTTTCTCAATTCCATAGGTTTGATAGGCATATTCTCCGATTCCGCTAAACCCATCTTCCTTGTACATACATTCATCATTTATACGCTTAAGGTAAAACCCGATAACAACTTGGTTATCAAAAAGGTTATTTATCTGCGCTTTAATGATATTCTTAATTGACTCATGAGAAGGTTTGTAATCCTTCCATGATTCTGATTTACTTACCATTTCGTCCATCAAATTCACCCCTATTCTTAATAAGGCTTTTATATGTTTCACTTCTGTCAATCAAGGTTCTTAACACTGCAGTAACTAAAAGTGCCGATATTTCACAATTTTCATAATTCTGACCGATTGTTTCACATGCCAGGTTAATTTCATTCTCATATTCAGAGCAATCAACATCCTTGTACTGCAGGAACAATTTATATGTGTCTGCCCAGATTCCCTTTACCTCCTGATCCGAAGGTGTATATGTTTTTAAAACACTATTCATTCTTTGTCTCCTTAGTTACACAGGTTACACATTTTTTATACTAATGCATCTTCGGTGTAACCTCTGAAAGTATTGAAAACACTGTGTTTTTTAGCATGGTTACACCAGTTACACCAAATTTTATGTTTTATCTATAAAGGGTTCAGTGTGTATGTATGTCACTATTCAAATATAGACACACACTAATACATATATAGGTCTTCCTATCAAGAGGTGTAACCAAGTAGAAAAATCGCTGTAACTATATTAAAATCGATGCTTTACGTGGTTACACTGGCTCTTTTTTAGGTGTAACTTTAGGTGTAACCGCTTCATGATTTTAATCAAAAGGTACATTTTCATTCTCATGAATTGACCTAAATTCGGTTACACTTTCTTCTTCGTCCTGAAGCTCACTATCCATTCTTAGGAATATGCAACGTATTGACTTGCCTTGGAACTTTTTGTTTTTGAAATTCTTTCCGCCTTTATCATCCTTAATAAGTAATCCGTTTCGATCCGCCCAGGTCAAGAAAGACTTTCCGGAGAAGTTTCCACGCTCACACATTGAGTTGAAGATATTGTTATGAATAATTGCATACCCTTTATCAATAGCTCCCCAGATTTCACCGGTAAATCTATCTGACTCGAAATTATTTCGATGCACTTGGATATCAGACATAATGAAATCATATGCCCTTTCTTCTTCTGAAATATCCCCTTTACTCTTCAACATCTCATAACACTTATCAAAGTCAAGATAATGACCATCTTCAAATATCTGCTCAGTTGCTATTTTGTCTGCAGTCAACAAAATGGACATTGGTATAATCTGCTTTTCTTCTTTCTCCTCACCCATTTCGAATTGCTTTGCATAAATTCGATCCAAGAACTCTCTCTGGATAGACTTAAGCTCCTCTAGTGACATGTGAGATATAATGTTAATGAACTCCTCACCGGCGAATCCATAATGCTCCTTGATAATGTCTACAACTTCGGCGCCACTTTCAAATATATTTCCTTCCTCTGACTCAACTTCAATAATTCTGTTGATAGCTCCACCATTCATAGTTTCACTAACTAAGGATCTCTCTGAATTGGTTAGAACAATATTCTTCCAATAACGCTGTCGCTGCAGTCCAATATTTGTATTGGAGCGTTCTTTACCGCCTCCGGAGCAAAGATTATAAACAAACTCACCAAAATCATCTTTGACCTTCTTTTGAATCTGCGATAGATCATCAATGGCGAGTGGAAGGTGATTTAAAAAATCTAGCCGGACCTCTAACGCGATTTCGTTTGCCTTGGCACGAATAAAATATTTTCCTTCTGTTGGATCCGCCCACACACTCGTAGCTACCATAAGTGCTACCGTCTTACCCTTACCTGTCTTGCCATATGTGGAGATAATAAATGGAAGTGCATTGAATTTATGTAGCAATGGACTAGCAAACGCCCCGGCTAAATACATATTAGGTTCAATTCTTCCGGAGCTTCGTATCTCCCTCATTAACTCTAGCCATTTTGTATAGGAGCCATTACTTGTAACACTTTTAAATGCACCGGAAAGAGCATCATCATTATCAAATACTACTGTAGAATCATAGGGAACGAATGATTTATCTAACCAACCAAGCTTTGAAGATGATTTCTGTTCAGGAATAACCTTTTCATTCATACTCTCCATATCTGCAAGATATTGGACTAATGCCCTGGCATTCTCTGAAGTGACACGAATACCATACTTTGAAAGGTTAACAATTCTGTTATTAGAGGAGATAACCTCCTTATCTATAATGACTTCTCGCCATCGGTTTCTCACCTTGAATGCTAATACCGTTTTTAAGTATCCGGTCTCCGCATTAATCAAAGACCGCACTGGTAAGATGGGATGGCTACAGGCAGTCTTTTCACCGAAGTTGGTAAGTATTGAAATGCCATCATCGTTCGCTATCCAACCGCCGCAATACATCTTAGGGTACTCGTCTCCAAAGTCGGTATAACTTCCTCCTGTCTGCTGATTAAAAGTTTGTTTTGCTTTCTTAAACGCTCTGAGCATCCGATCAAAGTTTTGCTTCACACCGCATTCTTTTGCTATGTCTGAAAGTGTGCAAATCATAGCAGCCTGCTGAATAGGATCCTGCTCATCATAAATCTCTATAAAAATGTCGTCTTCAAGGATCTTGACCTTATCCAGTGACTTGTAATCTATCATTTACTCACCTCATCAATCATCTGATCTAAAATATATTCTTCGTAAACTAATCTATTATGACTATTACACCATATTTCAGAATAAGGCTTCTCTGCCCTAATCAAATCTCTTAAAGCCATAACTTTTGTTCTTTGATCCTTAATCTTTTGATTTTTAAGATTAGCTAATCCTAATTTATTTTTGCGTATACTTTTTGCTCTTTTAGCTGTTGCATATGATTTCCATGAAGGTTTATCATTACCACCAAGTAAATCAAATGTGGTATTGAAATCACAACCAGTCAGCTGCATTACTACATCAAATACATTCCAGTTTTGACCACAAACAAAGCATTGAACACCGTCCTTAAAGACCTTCATTGACGGATTCTTCTCCTGGTGAAATATGCAGCAACACATTCTGCGCTTAACCTTTACTCCATGCTCTTCCAGAACGTGAAACATATTTTTAGACTGAATTATTTCTTCTTTTCGTTCTTTCTTTTCCTCAAGAGTCATTGCGTTCACCCAGGATTTCTAAAATCCTTTTACCGGTATCCTTCTTATCGCAGAATAAAAATTCACAACCATACTTGTCCTGAAGAGTATTCAATATTTTATATAGTACTTCACCCTTCATCGCTTTAACTTCAACATCAGTCCATTTGCCATCAATCTTGATACGTTTCTTAGCTCTAGGGTTCTCCCAAAATACTAAGTCTTGGAGGCTGTATATTCCATTACCATGCTCACATAAGATTACAAGTTTAATACCATGCTCTTGAGCCCTAATAAGTTCGTTTCGAAACCTAGTATGGTCTTGCGTAACGTTATTACATATCTCACTTATATTTTGTTTCCTGTCTACTATGAGCCGGGGATTATCTAAGCTCATATAGTCCCCGGTCCATAACTTTGAAATGTAATACTTGACTCCACTTGAATCAAATGTTTCCAATATCTTTTTAATAGCTCTCGCCTTTTCTCTTGAGTCGACTTGTATAGTCAAGTAATCACTCTCCTAACAACTAATTAAATGGTAGTTCTTCGTCAATGCCGTCCGGAATGTTCATAAACCCATCACCGCTAGCTTCACTTGGTGCAGGTCTTGATGATTGCTGATAGTCACTTCCGGAGCTCTTACTTTCTGCAAATTCCATCTCGTCTACAAGAATTTTTGTAGAGTAAACTTTTTGACCATCTTTATTGGTATAATTCTCATTCTGAATACTACCAACAATAGCAATCTTACTTCCCTTGGCAAGATACTTCTCAGCAAACTCGGCGTTCCGTCCAAAACATACACAGTTGAAAAAGTCTGCATCCGGTTCACCATCACGCTTAAATCGTCTGTTTACTGCAATTCCGTAGGAGGCAATCGCTGTTCCATTTGCTTGTCCATATCGAATCTCAGGATCTTTGGTCAATCGACAAATCATCATAACTTTATTCATTAGGCACCCACCTTCTTATCTCTCAATGGTTTTAATCTCTTAATTGCATCTTCTAAATTTTCCGGAGTAAGCTTTTCTACTGAATCAATCTTGTAGAACATTAACATGCTCTTAACGCTAGCACCGGTACGTGCTAGCTCTGCGTTGAGTTCAGCCATCTTGATAGCATCTAATTCAGTAGATGGCTCTTGTTCCTCTTGTTTCTTTTCTGTTATTGAATCTTTAGGCTTATTCTCTGGTTTTGGCTTGTTATTCTTTTGCTCCGGTTTTGCATTCGTTTTCCCTCTTGGGTTAACATCATGAAACTCTTCGTCTGGATCCTTCATTTCCTCTGTTGGAATACAGAAGACTTGGAAACAAGCGTATTTAAATGCAATAGACATCGCTTTATTAGTTGCCTTGTCACCACTATCCATGCCTTCACCAATCACAATAGCTTCAATGTTTGAACCATCCTCCGCATAGAAGGTATACTTCACCTTACAAATCGAGTAAATAAGGTTCCCTCCCTTGGTAGTTGTTCGTTCTTCTCTTGTCTGTTCCAAAATCTCCGGTACAACAAATAATTTATGCTTAATTAGTGCCGGATTAATTGCATTCATTACTGCATCAATTCCCCTGAACATAAATCCTTGTTGTTGGTTCCTGGAGTTCTTACTAATGGCTCCAATATCCTCCATGACACTACTAATTGCCTTATAAATCATTCCTTCCATTCTCAATACCTCCTATAACTTTGCAAACTGTACACCAAGCTCAGAAAGAATCTTCTCAACTTGCTTATGTTGTTCTTCAGTTCCTTTAACCATATATCTAACAGTAGTCACTTGACTAACTGGCGTGTGTTTCACTTCAAAAACAGATTCTTCTTTTTTCACTTCTTCTGCAGGAAAAGGTGTCTCGTCAGCGATAACAGGGAAAGGTGAACCAGGAAAATCTACTTCCTCTACAATAGGAAATGGAGATACCTCTTTCTCAATAACTCTTTGAGATTCCTCACGCCTTCTAATCTCTTCCTGTTGCCTACAAACTTCCTCCTGTACCTTTGCTCTTTCCTCTGCGCGGATCCGATCTATCTCTGACTGGCGTTCACGTTCTGCAGCAAGCTCGCGCTCTCTTTGTTCCCTGGAAAGACGCTCTTGCTCCTCACGAGCCTTACGCTCTTCTTCTCGCTTTCTGCGTTCCTCTTCCGCTCGTATACGACGCTCTTCGGCTTCAAGAATAGCTTTTTTCTGTATGTCATAATCATTAATAATCTTCATAGCATCAGATAATTTCTTGGTCTGTTTATAAACTGCTATTGCTTTTTCTTCAACCTCTGATTTCCTTGCAGCTATCGCCTCTAAGTCAGCTAAACGATCAGATAAGGCTGTATCAATATCATTCTTGATAGATTTAAAAGATGTATTAACATTGAGCCAGGAATCCTTAAAAACTTCTTCAAACTCTAAGGTTTCAGATTGACCGCCCATCTTCTGCAGATAATAATCGAAAGCTTTTTGTCTTTTCTCAGCCTTCTGTTTTTCGTCAAATTCCTTAACTTGCTTATTGATTAACTCAATAGGCTCATTTATAATCTCTACAAGCTCCTTAGCCTTTTTCTCGAACTCCTCATACGGAATCATGTAGTTACTTTTTACTTCCTTGCGCTTATCATCGATTGCTTTAGCTATCTTGCGAAGAGTAGCAATATCTTTCTTACGCTCGGCAAGGACTTCTTCCGTTACTTCCATAGATTTATAGATTTCCATCTGTTCAGAAAGGCTCTGCTTGATTTCATCAAAGTTGAAGGAAATCTCTGCAGGCTTCTGTGTTACTATTACTTGAAGTTCATTCAATGTTAATCTACCCCCTCATATAAACTATTAGAAATGTCAATTTGCTCTTTACTAAGCTCACTTATTGCAGATGCGATTCTTAGTTTGGTTTCTTTGCATGGCATATAACCATACTTTATATACCGGATCATTCTTTCGAATGTACTCATTGGATATAAAATTTTGTCGTCAGTAACCAGTCTTTTAAGATGCAAGTGTTCAAAAAACTTATCATCGCAAGCTATCATATATTCGATATGGTTATCATCTGATTCTGCATCTTTTACTTGCTCTTTAAAATAAGCAAATTTAGTTATCGTGAAATCAAACTGGCTTATTATGTTTCTAGCACTTCCGAATACTTTGCAACATAGTTCCAATGTGATGCCTGTTTCAACGTGCTTATAAGCTTTAACGTTTTTATTCTCGTAATAAAAATGATATTTTCCGCCAGTGTTATTCTCGCCGCACATTTTATCAAAGTGTTCCACTGCTGAATCAAAGTCCACTTTGCTTTCAAAAAAGATATCTAAATCCTTCACTTTCTCATGATTGAAAATATTTTTGAAAGAACCACCTGCGATAAATCCTTTGTAACCTGTCATAAACTGGTCCAACCATGACAACATATAAAAGTTATCTCTTTCAAAACTATTAATCATTTGACTCACCATCTTCCTCAGTAACTCGACTCGCCCACATGTCAGCAAAATGGATAAGTATCTGAAGAGGTGTTTCATTGTCCTTAAGGCTACGTCCCAAACCAACATACATTCCATTATGATAAAGGATTGCGAATTGCTCCTCTTCAGTGAGTTGAATAAATCTACTCGCCTCAACTACGGACACAACTTCATGGTCAACCTTGAGCAAATCTGAGCTCTGTGCATAAGGCTTTGCAGTCGATCGTTTCCCACTCTGCAGAATATTCTCAACATACAATGGTTTTTCGAATTGACCAATCTTACCTAAATCATGAAGTAGCGCAGCAATGATTATGGAATCACCAAGTCTACACATTTCTTCAAATCCAAAAATCGTAACCGCTGTATCATTCGCGATATTGTACACATTTAAGCTATGTTCGGCTAATCCACCTTCTTTGGATAGATGATTACCTCCACTACATGGAGCTGTAAAAAAACCGTTCTTATCCATATGATTAAACAAGTTACTGATACCTTCTCTACCGGTACTCATAAGAAGATTGAATATCTTCTCCCTTACTTCTTCCTTGCTAAAATCATTCTTATATCCCATTCGAATATACCTCCTTATCATGTTTTCCGTAGTCGTTTGGAACAACTACAAAACCTAATCTACTTTCAGCACAATCGCACTTCTCACCGTGGTCCAAATTGGCTTGGCAGTGATGGCATGTCCAATAATCTTTCATAACTTTATATCTCATCGTTAAACCACTTAATGCATTCGGTACATAAGGTAATATCATTCAGAGTAACCATTCTCTTTTCTTTACCTAGTTTCTGGCCACATACTCTGCAGGTACACTCATCTTGATGCTTTTTAAGTACTATGCTGTCATAGTCCACATAAATTTCCAGTGGATCTCCTTCTTTGATGTCCTGTAATTTTCTCATTTCCATTGGAAGAACGATTCTTCCTAATCCATCGATATGTCTAACAATTCCTGTATTCTTCATTTACAGATCCTTCCCGGCATGTTATAATGCCTTTAGATTATTTTTGTTTGTGCGCTAAGCTTGGACGGCCATCCAGCTTGGCGTTTTTCATTTATTAACAGCTCCTGTGTTCATTTTTATTTTCTTCCTCATCCTAGAGTTACACCATGGACACGTGTAATTATCTTTTGTGTATCCTAAATGTGCTGAAACATTCCAGGGCACGCCACAATACCTACACCAAAAATATGTAGCCAAGTTATTACCTCCTTTTTTAACGGAACTCTAATTCCCATTTCACTTCCCAATAAAGCCTTTCAGATAACTTTCTAGCCAACCTACCATGCTGATTGTTGATTAGGAATCTTACAAGCTTACGTTTCACGTTCTCACCATCCTTTCTTATTGTAATAATTTGTCGTTTCTCCTATAATGTACTTACAGGCCCTGCCAAGCTGAGTACATAAGAAAGGAGAAATACTTATGAGTAAAACTGATAAAGAGCTGACTGCTGAAATTATAATTGCTTACATAAATGCTAATCCAACGCAAGCTTCGTATGTCGGCGGCAATTCGCACAGCAAAGTAGAAAAATTCGTAAATATTGATGGATTATGCAATGGTATTAAAGCCATCCATTCGACACTTGCTGATTTAGAGAAACCATCAGTTGAATGATTTCTGCTATCGTAACTATGTTTTTTCTTATCTGTTCAGCATCAACATTAATGTTTTCAAGATTCCATTCTGCTAGGGCATTGATTTGTTCTAGCAGAACATCTTTAAGTGTATTAATATCTATTCCACTATTATCCATCTCTTCCACCTCCTCTCAGCTTGTCCTACGCTTAACTGCCTAAGCAGTTTTATCATCTGTCGGCTTTTCATTACTAGCAAAAACCAATTCTGTTATCTCATATCCTTCTTGCTCGCAATATAATTCTATAAGAAGCCTCATTGCCTTCTTAGCATCAGGTTTTCCAACAAATGTGAAGGTTGGTTCTTTCAAATCCGCTTCCTCCTATTCTCTTTGTACAATGTATGTAGTACTGGTTGTACATGTTGCGAAAAATATTTGTACAAAGCTTTCCTTGACTAAAAGTATATTGACTGTTAAAATATCAGAACATTTGTTCTTATGAAACAAGTTTTTCACGGATAAACAAATAGTCATAATCATATTCCGGAAAAAATACTTTTTTAATTTTGTACGCTTCGTCAAAATAAAATCCGCAGTTTACAACTCCATTTAATTTATCACTCATCGTTGCTTGTCTACATTCAAGTAAATTCGCTAACTGCGTTGATGTAATACCTTTCGATTTCATAGCGTTTAATAAATTTGCATACAACATAACAGTGCTCCTTTCTATTTTTGTTTGCGGTAGTCCGTAAACTATATCTAAAATATACTCGGTTTACCGCACGTTGTCAATCCAAAATTCGCGTATGTCCGCATTATTACGGTTTTCCGTAAATTTAGTATTTACAAATCTTGTTATATCGTATATAATGTTGATATCTTAGATAAGAGGTGTCATTATGCGTAAAGCAAAAGTATTAGAAAAATTAATTAAAGAAAGCGGTTATACTGTAAGGGCATTCGCACAGAAATGCGGTATCCCAGAAAGCACTCTTTACACTATTTTAAAAAATGGCGTGGGAAGAGCTACAATGGATAACATTCTCACAATTTGTAGAAACCTTGGAATCAAGGTTGAAGATCTTGAGCGTATGGCTGAAGGCGAAGTAGAGGAATCGCAACCCTCTTATGATGAATTAATCACAGTTTACACACGAAGTAAGAAGAATCTGTCACAAGAAGAGAAAATGAGGTTGGCTAGAATAATACTAGAGGATGACGAAGATTGACAAATAACGAGATAATAGCAGGAACATTATTCGTGTTTAATCATTGTAGCATTAATAATTTTCCATTAGACTGTTGGAATATTGTTAATCAATACGGATTCAAAGTTAAGAAATACTCAGAGCTGAAGCCAAAGAAGCTAGAAGCTTGCTTGGAATTAAGTGAAGATGCAAACATCATAGGTGATACGGTATATTATAACGAGAATAAAAGTCATAATAGAGTTCGATTCTCATTAATGCATGAATTAGGTCATATAGTCTTAGAATCTAACGATGAATCAGAATGTGATAAGTTCTCCAGCAATACTATAGCTCCACGCATGGCTATACATTATTCCAAATGTAGGAATGCCAATGATGTTGCAAAGATTTTTATTTTGTCTGACCAAGCAGCTAACATAGCTTTTGATGATTATAGGCGCTGGAGACGAAATGTAACAATATATGGAATGTCAGACCTGGATAAACAGATGTATGAACATTTTTATAATGATGATGCTAAAAAGTTTGTATGGTCTTTTGAAAGATGTGACTTTTGTTTCACAGATTATGCTTACAATGAACAATCATTATGCGAGACTTGCAGGAGATTCGAGATTAGAAAACTGATAAAAGCACAAAGAATCGATGGTCAAGAACGTAATTTAGACCTATCCAGAAGTAATTGGCTATATGGTCAATTATAAAAACATACCATGCACTACCATGACCAAGAGTATGTCCTAATAAATTCAAAAATATATTTAATACTATACGAAGGGTGGTCATCTTTATGGAAAACTATGGAGTAGCAGCGCCAAGGAAGAAAAATAAAGGCTGTTTAATTGGAATAATAGTTATTATACTGTTCCTTGGAGGATTAGGATTTGGTTTTTATCGAATAGTTCAAAATCCTGAAGAATATGGGGCTAAAACGAAAAAATCTGAATTGGCAACATTGCTTGATGTTTCAGATGAACAGGAAGCTAATATTTTAAAGATATTTAAAGAGTGCGGTATCGATGATGTGAAGTCTGTAAAACCATTTAATGCAGGCGAAAAAATGTCATCTTATTCTCTTTCAAGTGCTGACACATCGAATATTGTTGTTTGGGTATCCAATGACAAGAAAGAAGTTCAAGAGATTTATTTTAACGATTATGACATATATAAAGATGGTAAATGCGTTTCAAAAATAACAGACTATATATTAACCAAGGATGAGAAGACAACATACCAAACAGCATCACAATTACTGATAAAAGACACGCTGACAGTTCCTTCATCTGCAAAATTTCCATCTATATATGATTGGAAGTTTGGAAAAATCGACGGTGTTATAATAGTACAATCATATGTGAATAGTAAAAATGCGTTCGGAGTGGAGATAAAGAACGAATTTCAAATTAAATTTGATGAAAATGGCAATCCAATATCAATCATAATCAACGGTAAAGAACTACTACAATAATAAAAAACAGCCCCAGTGCTACCAACACCGGGACTGCTCATAAGATATTATACTAGGTGAACTAAATATAATACCTGTTCCAACAAACATATTATATCAGCTCACCCGGTAAAAAACAACACTACCGGGCATTTTTATGCCCATTTACAGCATAGAATTCAATAGAAAGGGTTGATATAATGATTAGAGTAGCTTTATACATTCGTGTAAGTACAGAAGAGCAGGCACTTCATGGTTTCTCTCTGGAAGCTCAAAGAGAAGCTCTGACTAAATATGCCAAAGAACACGACATGGAAATCACCGGAGTATATATCGATGAAGGTATTACAGCAAGAAAAAAGTACAATCGACGTAAAGAGTTTATGCGTCTAATTGAAGGAGTGAAAGAAAAGAGCTTTGATCTTATCTTATTCACCAAGCTAGACAGATGGTTTCGTAATATTTCAGACTATTATAAAATTCAAGAAACATTAGAAACCTATGAAGTAAATTGGAAAACTATATTTGAGAGTTACGATACAAGCACAGCTTCTGGAAGGCTTCACATAAACATTATGCTTTCCGTAGCGCAGGATGAAGCAGATAGAACTAGTGAACGTATCCGATCAGTCTTCGAAAATAAGATTAAAAACAAAGAGATTGTTACGGGTAAGCAGCCGTATGCATACGTTATAAATAATAAAACTATCGAAGTTGACGAAGATAAAGCTGAATTGATCCGTGACATTTTCAAATATTACAATGATGTACGTTCCGTAAATGCTACTATGAAGCATATGAATCAAAAATACAATCTTCATAAAAGTTATGATTTTTATCGCGAAACTTTACGTACACGTAAATATACAGGTGATTTTAGAGGTGTTCCTGATTATTATCCTCAAATCATCTCTACAGATCTGTTTGATAGTGTTCAGGATTCCAAGTCAAGTTATATCCGCGAAAACCAAACAATGCGCCTTTATATCTTCAGTGGGCTTATTCAATGTAAAGAATGTGGACTAAAAATGAATGGAATGCAGACTGTCACTTCCGCAAATAAGTTCATGACCTACAGATGCCGAAACGCTGCTACTTACCACAGGTGTTCAAATAGATTATCCATACGTGAAGATAAGATTGAACTTTACCTGCTCAATAACATCCAATTACTTTATGATACTCATGTAGAGAAATTAAGAATACAGAAAAAGAATAAAAAGAAGAAACACATTGATAAATCAAAAATAAAATTGAAATTAAAAAAATTGAAAGAACTATACGTAAATGATTTGATTGATATAGATGATTATAAAAAAGATTATAATGAATATATGAAAATACTATCTGAAGCAGATCTCGAAGATACCGCGGTAACTATCCAAGAAGATACCGAAAAGATAGGAATAATGATTGCTGACAACCAACTCGACACATATAACAAATTAGATCGAAAGAATCAACGTAGATTTTGGAGAGGTATTATTAAAGAGATAATTATTGATAATGAACACAACATTGATGTCGTGTTTTAA